GGGTTTGTTGCGGCTCACGCTTCTGTTTGGAAAGAAGTTGAAAAACACATAGACCCCAAAAAACGCACCCTAATCTGCGGGCATAGTTTAGGTGGGGCCTTGGCAGAACTGTCGGCAGCTAAGTTAAACGGTAAGCACGACAACATAAATTTAGTTACCTTTGGAAAGCCTAATACCTTCTTTAAGGGCTTCAAAAAGCCAATGACTCTTGATACTCAAATTTCTTGTGTTAACGGCAGCGATGCTGTGGCTAGAATCCCCCGTCTCTGTTACGGCCCTAGCAAGTCCCAGGATATGCTGTACTTCTCAAATGGCGGAGTAGACTATATCAACCCCTCTTCATACCTTCGCAAGAAAGATCGGGGTATAAAAGACCGCATCTCAGACCACTTTATGGAAGGTTACAAAGAACGACTAACCCAATTCTTAGAGGACCAGAAAAATGGTAAAACTGGCGTTAATATTTAGTGTAGCCCTGCTCATGGTTTCCTGCACTACAGTCGAGCAAGTCAAAGCAAACAAAGAAGTTTATTGCTCCGGTCTATATAAAGGCATGAGAGCCGTAGGACGAGGCGCACTGTCTGCCACTACGGGCGTAGTCGTACCGGATGTTTGTGAAACGATTGACGAGATCGCGGCCGAAGATGCTTAAACTCGGCAGCTTACTAAAATCTCTTGCTCCTACCGTGGCAGAGGCCGCAGGAGGCCCGTTAGCAGGCATGGCGGTAAAGATGGTCGCATCGAAAATGGGAAGTCCTAACGCATCTGTAGAAGAGATTGAAAAGATATTGGAAACCCAGCCAGAGAAAGCCATTTTAGTTAAACAAGCTGATGCTGATTTTCAGAATCGCTTGAAAGAGATGGAAATTAACCTGGAGTCGTTTAAGACCGAAGTTGACGATAGGAAGGACGCACGAAAGACCTTTGGCGATGATCCTATCCCTAAAATTTTCGCTATGACAGCTTTGCTGGGCTTCTTGGGCTATGTTTATATGGTGACGATACAGCCTCCAGATGCTAACGATGATGGTGTGGTGAATTTAATTTTAGGGGCCCTAGCCTCGTTAGTTAGTGGGATAAGCGCGTTCTTCTTCGGCGGCAGCAATGGAAAAAAATAAAATGCAAAAGCTAATTGAAATGCTCAAGCGCCACGAAGGTGAAGTAGTCACCAACGGCAGGCACTTAGCTTACAAATGCCCTGCCGGGTACTGGACGCTAGGAATTGGACGCAATATTGATCCTAATGGTGGGATAGGATTGTCGCAAGAAGAAGTTGACATGCTACTAGAAAACGATATTGCCAGAGTAATCAAAGAGTTAGCCTCAGAATATTCGTGGTTCAATGACCTTGATGCTGTTCGAGCTGAAGCAGTCATAAACGCATTTTTTTGTCTTGGCGCTACCAGGTTTCGTGGTTTTCAAAAGATGATACAGGCGTTTGAAACAGCGGATTATAAGGAAGCATCAGTTCAACTCCTAGATAGTCGTTTTGCAAAACAAACAGGCAGACGCGCAATAGAACTGGCAGATATGATAGCCACTGGCAAATATGTCTAATCCATATATATTTACCGCTACTGTCTCTAAAATTGTGGACGGAGATACGATGTATGTTACTGACATCAATTTGGGTTTTGGCATCGTGCATCGCGGTGATAATGGTCGTGGCATTTGCTTGCGTCTTAATGGAATCGATACCCCGGAATCTCGCACTAGAGATTTGGAAGAAAAGCGTTATGGACTCGCAGCCAAAGCGTTTGTCAAGGCGTTCGCGCCAGTAGGCACTGAAATTGTTTTAAGGACTTACGAGAAAGGTAAGTACGGCAGATGGCTGGCTGACATCAAAGTAGGTAATAAGTGGCTCTGCAAAGAGTTGATTAAGCACCATCATGCGGTTGCTTATTACGGTCAAAACAAATCAGAGATACAAAAAGCCCATTTAGCAAATAGGCTTAAAGTATGTTCCACGTGAAACTACTCAGCAGGCAAATAGTTAAAAATTAAATCACTATCACACTCAATAGTTACCCTGGCGGTATCTGTAGCCACGTAGTAAGTGATTGTAGGCATTTCAGCAATGTGGCAGTCAATGTTATCGACTTTGATAATAATTGGCGTAGGCGGCTCCACAGGAGCTTCTTCTGTAGCGAAAATCGATCCGAGGATATACGAAAGTATGCCAACGGCTATAATCGCCATGATTGAATAGTGAATTTTTGTCATAGGTCATCCTTATTACATTTAGGGCTTTGGCACTTCATCTTGTAGAAACCTAGCAACACGCCTGAACATTTGCTGCACTCTCGCACTCCAGTATCGTACTTACTAGATCGAATGACGCGACCGCCATCTCTCTTATCGCCCCGATAGAAGACGTGTCCAGCTTTTTCTAGTTCGTTGGGTCGGCTAGTAATTGAGCTAGACTGAATGTGCGGGTGCGCTTGCGTCATCTCTTTGATGGTAATGCCTTCTTTGCCAGCCAAATTTATTAAATCAAATACAAACTTTCGCATTTTCCCAGTTGGTGCTGCTGTAGCTGCATCCTTAGAAGTCTGCGGATCGCTAGTCCTGGACAGCTTATGAGGTGGTGTGTCATCGAATAGATCATCCATTATTAGCCCCTCAGAAAGGAATATCGTCATTAAAATTATCAATAGGTGGGGTGGCTGATCGGTGACCAGCCTCTGGTTGATCGCCCCCTCGACCACGGGGAGTGTTAACGCCAGATTCGCCTTTGTGCATATCTAAATTATTGACAATGACTACGGGCTTGGAGTGCTTAACCCCATCCTTTTCCCATGTCTCCAAAACAAACTCTCCCTGCACAGTTACAGGCTTGCCTTTGAGAAGGTACTGAGCCAGCTTGTCAGCTCGATCACCCAACAGCTTGCATTCTACCCAACTTACCTTCTCATATTGGCCGTAGCCCTGTTTAACGGGCAGAGGGAAGCTGCCTACACTCTTGCCGTTGGGTGTAACCCTTAAATCCAAATCCTTGCCTAGATTACCGCTAAAAATACATATATTCATATTTTACAATCCACTTAAAATTAATAGAAATATTCCAGTTAAAATCACAAGTGATCCTACGCCATACAAAAACTCGCTCATCTTCTCGCTAATCCTCATTTGCTTTCACCGTAGTAGGCTGCTCTGAAATCCGATGACTTCATTACCTCCCTGTCTTTGGTGGAAAAAGAGCCGCCCTTGGATGGTGCGACCCACAGAGCCTCTTGAACGTGTTTTGGCAGCGTAAACCATTCCTCTGCTGCAGAAGACAAATCACCACCTGCAATGCCAGTAATGATCGCGTCAATCGAGCTTGAATAGTCTTTTTGATAGTCAATAATGGCTGAATTGCCATCATCGTCATCTGTTGGAACGCCTGCCGCTGCTTGTAGTCCAAACCTTCGGGCATAAGTTATAGCTGCCCCGTAACCATGCGCGTCCTGTTTGCAAGGAATTAAAAACTCAGATTCTAGCCACTCGCCAGAGCTGTGCATAATGCGCGTTGCAACTCCTACACATCCGTCTTGGGCAAGTGGAAATTGTACAAAGCTCAAGCCGTTATCACCAAATGGCTTTCTGACAGCAGCTATTACAGCCGTTAAGGATGCGTACTGACTCTTAAAAAATGGGTTCTCAGATTCTTTAATTGCAGCTCCCATTGCAGCTTGAGCTTTTGAAAGAGCTGTTGCTAGCTCAGATATTGATTCAGATTGATTAATCATTATTGCCCCTGTTCGGCATATAAGCCGGTCATGTAAATGTCAAAGAATTCTTCTTCGTAAGCCTGCCAGGTCAAGCTGTTCTTCGGATATGGATTGTTGGGCTCGCCATCTTTAAAGTCCCAGCCTGCCTTGCTTCGAGCAGCGGCAAGCTCAGATTCTTTTGAAATTATTGCATTAGCTACTTTATCGCTGTGCAGCTTGCTGCGGAAAACAATAACATTGCTCATATCAACTCCTCCACATCGCCAGCTATATAGTCGGTGACAAGCTCTCTAAAAATACATCCTAACTCTCTATCCGAAACGTCTTGAGAGTTAGAGCCTTTGCAATAAATAGCTTCAATCAGTGCTTCTTTAAGTTTCTTGTTAGGATGGTTAATAAAATCTAAAGTCGCTTCTGTGCCTATCGCCTCAATCGCTGTTGCGCTGTCTGCTTCAAGCTCTGAAATCACTAACTCTTCGATTTTCATATCAAGATTATCTTGCTCAATCTCAGCGGCTCTGAACAACTTTTCCTGTTCAAGTTCGTATTTGTTTAGTGCTGCTGTGTTGCTGTCTAGGTTGTTCATATTTTCATTCCCCAATGAGTGTTTATTTGTAAGCTAGATAAGATTAATGTATTATTTATTTCAATGCAAGCTATTATTTAACTGAAAAGTAATATAGGATTGAATTTCAATGAAGAAAAAAGTGAAGTTGGCTAAGTATTTAGAAGATCGGAATAATTTGCAATCGGAACTTGGTGAGATATTCGGAATCTTCCCATCGCGTATTAGTCAGATTAAGGCTAGTAACCCGGACGCTACGCTAATCATTGAAAATGGGGAGGTTTCCGAGCTCCATTACATAAAACCTAAGATTTATTACCGGATCACGGGAAATTAAATGCACTATTATCAGTTTAATATAGGTGATTACAGGCGAGATACCGCACATTTAAGTCATCTAGAACACGGTATTTATCGGTCATTGATAGACACTTATATGCTCGAAGAATCTCCTTTACCGGGAGACATGAAAGAGCTTGAGCGTAAGCATTCGATCAGAACTGCAAATGAAAAGAAGGCACTTAGAAATGTCTTAAATGACTTTTTCAAATTCGAGAATTCAATGTTTCTTCATTCTCGATGCGATGAGGATATAATTTCATACAGAGATAAGTCTGCGAAGGCCAGTAAATCCGCAAAGAAGAGATGGGAAAAGGATGCGAACGCAGTGCGAACGCATAGCGAAGGTAATGCTAACCATAAACCATTAACCATAAACCATAAACCAATAACCAATAACCAAGATAAAAAGAGTAGGGGGTTTTCACCCCCATCGCTCTCTGATGTGAAAAATTATTGTTTATCAAGAAATCACTCAGTTGATGCTGATACTTTTTTTGATTTCTATGCATCTAAAGGCTGGATGGTGGGTAGAAATAAAATGAAGGACTGGAAAGCCTGTGTGAGAACGTGGGAAAAACGAGACGGAGCAAATAATGGACAATATCAGCAATCACCTGCAAAACGTGGGCAATCTTTATCAAAGTCAGAAAGAAGGGACGAGGCCGCAAGACGATACCTGGAAGAAAACAATGATGATGGTGTGGCGTGGCCTACAAGCAATGAAGTTAGTCCATGATGATATTGGTTCAACTGATTTTAAGTACTGGGAAGCATCACTTTCTGATTACCCGCAAGAGCAGTTACTGCAAGGGCTGAAGGCTGCGGAAGATTGGTCCGGCTTTCTCACACTAGGAGACTTCCGTAAATTGTGCGATAAGCCGGTCAGAGCGCCCTATCACAGTGAGTTTAAAGCTCTGCCCAACAAGCGGATGGACAGCGATGTGTTCAGGCAAAAACTGAAAAAAATGCGCGAGGAGTTAGATTTATGAGTGAGAAAAGAACCGCCCAACAGCAAAAAGCCCTGGAACTATGGTGTAAGATTTTGGCCGAGGATTTGAACGCTGCGGGGCTTGATCAGCGCAAGGTGTTAAAGCCGTCAATAGCCATTCCGTGGTGTCAGCCAAGCGTGAAGGATAGGATTTTCAGACCTGTATTCACCGCCATGACTGGGCTGGAATCGACAGCAGACGCTGACCCCAAGGATTACAATCCAGTATATGAGGTATTGTGCAGACACTTAGCAACGAGGCTGGGCGTGACAGCTCCCGCATGGCCTGACAGGAATCGTGAGGATTTACGAGATGTTATGTGATCTTGATGATGAAGAGCTTACGGCCAGGGCTGCGGATCACGTTTTGCAATACCGAAATATCAGCGAATCAACGCGATTGTTGGAAGAATTGCTAAAGAGATTCCTGAAATTACAGATTGAGGCAGAAGATGATAATCCGTAGTAAGAAGATAACCCAGGCGGCAAAAGACAGAAGCTGTGTGTGCTGCGGAATCGAAGATGGCACAATTGTGAGAGCGCACTATAGCGGGATGCGCCAACACCAATACGGCAAAGGCCGTGGAATCAAAGGTCATGACTGCGTGGCCGCTGACCTGTGCATCAAGTGTCATGGGAAATTTGACAATTATGAAATGGGCAACGGTGAGACTAGGGAATTGCGACACATAGACCAGAGTGAGCAGTTCCTGCACTATTGCATGATGACGCTCGTTCGGGACATAGAAGCCGGAATTTATCAATTATGAAAATTGACATCAAGCCTCTGTCTGTCAATGTGGCATGGCAGGGGCGAAGATTTAGAAGCAAAGAGTACAAAGCATACCAACAGGAAGTCGCACTCAAGCTCCGCAAGATGACCCTCCCAGAGCCTCCCTACACGCTGCTCCTTGAATTTGGAGTAAGCAACAAGGCCGCTGACTACGACAACCCCATAAAGCCCTTTCAGGACTGCCTACAGGCTTTCTACGGCTTTAATGACTCTCAGATTTATGAGGGTGTGCAGCGCAAGGTAATCGTCCCCAAGGGCGAGGAATACATCAAGTTTTCAATCCTGCCCCTACTAGACCTTAGTCACCTGTATGTCTAGGACAATTCTGCAATAAAATTCCTGCAATTTGTCCATAACAAACGAATATTGCTTTAATTGTACGATTGTCGTTGACAAGGGGTAGGTATTGGCTTAGAGTTGTCTCACTTACTTAAAAACACACAGGAGAACGACCATGTCAATGACCCGCAGAGAAATTGAAGACTTTTACGAAGTCATACAGGCCTACGCAGACGAGGTGACAGGATGAAGCTAACAGCGGAACAGATCGAAGAAGTAGTGGTGGAGGCTCTTATAGAGGATAGGGAGAGCCTAGAGCAGGAGGAGATGTCTACACCGTACACTCACGAGGACTACGAAGACCGCATAGCCGAGCTAGAGAAGGATTTAGAGCAGTCCATTGAGCATATTGATAACTTGCAATTTTGCTCAGAAGAGCGCGGTTTTTTTTATTGCCCAAACTGTGGTGAAGGAACCAAGCATACAAAAGATTGCTACATTGGTGTGTTCTTGGACAAGCATAAGCCCTAGACCATCACATTACTGATTATATGGAGAGTGAGAATGGAAGATGAATTAGATATGTTGTTTAGATGGCATGAAATTGATGACCAGAAGTTGCTAGAGACAGTAAAAACAATTCGGCAATCTGCTAGAGATAGCGCATTAGCCTATGCCGCAAAGCATGGGTTTGTAGCACCGCCGCGAGAGGAAAGATCACCGGCTGAACTAATGAGAGGGGAGTGTGTCTCTGAACCATGACGACATGGCAGCGGTCATGACGAGGACGGTCCTTATTACGTCGACGTTCGAGAGGCCGCAAAAGCAGGGGCCAAAGCATTAGCCGCATCGTTCGGGTCTGACGTAGATTTATCAGATTGGGCAGCAGCTTAAACCAACCGGCCCCTACGGGGGCCAACCCCATACAGGAGAATGACCATGACGCTTAGAGAACTAACCCACAAACACCACTTAATCAGCGTCCAGAGCGTTGTAGACAAGACTAAGGTTCCTCGCTCTACGCTCCAGGACTGGCATAGAAACAAGCCTCAACTGTTAGACATAGTTCTGCTAGGATGCGCTGCAAAGGAAAAGAGGCCATGAGAAGGATTCTATGAATTACTACAACGAGTGGGACAAATTTGCAGCCGAATGGCTAAAACAGCTTATCAAAGACGGATTAATTCCAAATGGGGAAGTGGATAATAGGAGTATTGCAGATGTCGAGCCATCAGAACTTACCGGATTTACCCAGTGCCATTTCTTCGCAGGAATCGGCGGATGGTCAAGAGCCTTACAGCTCGCGGGGTGGAGTCCAGACCGACCTGTTTGGACAGGAAGCCCTCCATGCCAATCATTCTCAACAGCAGGGAAAGGAAAGGGAAAAGATGACGAGCGACACCTCTGGCCTGTCTTCTTTAATCTCATCCGAGAGTGCCAACCTACAGCAGTCTTTGGTGAACAAGTTGCAGCAGCTATCCGACATGGATGGCTCGATGATTTACAAAACGACTTTGAAGCGGAAGGTTACGCCAGCGGGGCAGTCGTACTACCATCTGGCAGCATCGGCGCGTATCACAAAAGGGACAGACTCTTCTTCGTGGCCGACTCCACGGGTTGCAGACACAAACAATCTGAACAATTCTCCAACAGTCGTCAAGGACCGAGTGACAAAAGGCAGAGCGACAGTAGCAGAAATTGCGAGTCACAACATCAACTCGTGGCCGACTCCATCGACAAGAGACCACAAAGGGGGGTACACAGGGGGAAGGATTCGGAACGG